CTATTTGGAGTGACGAAGAAAAAGTCGCGGCTGGCTTAGTTGAAGTTGTAGAAGAAACTCCAGAACGGACGTTGTCCGACGCCAAATCTGAAAAAATTACGAAAATAAAAGTTGAACAGCGCGTTCGCTTGAGTAGTACAGATTGGTTGGTTATTAGAAAGTCCGATATAGGTACGGAAATTCCCACAAAAATTCAAAACCATCGTGATGCTGTTCGAGCTAAAGGAACAGAAATGGAATCCGCAGTTGCTGCTAAATCGGACATAAGTTCAGTTGATTCTTACAATATTGTCTGGCCTGTGTTGGGAGACTAAAAATGGCTGATGATAATGAAAATGTGCTTACGTTTGGGGATAAATCTTATTCTTCTTATGGTCTTACAGAGGAGCAGGAATATCTTGCTGGTCAGATTCAAGAATTGCAGGAGAAACGGAAGTTGCGCCACCGCGCACTCGACCAGACGACCGCAAGCATTGAGTTTTTTACGGGGCGGCTTATTGCCAGTTTAAATCAAGAAGATTCTTCAGAAGTGGGGTAGGGTTGTGCCCACGACAATAAAAGATGTTGACGCAAAACTAAACACCCATGAAGCAGTGTGCGCCGAACGTTGGAAAGAAACCGTAGAGCGTATAAAACGTCTTGAAATGATTTTAATCGGATCGGCTGGTGCGGTTATTCTGATGTTGGCCGGAATGCTCTGGAAAATATAGTATGCCGTTATCTAAGATACAGTTCCGCCCTGGAGTAAACAGGGAAACTACGTCCTACGGAGATGAAAACGGGTGGTACAATTCTGATCTGGTTCGTTTCCGAAAAGGACGCCCGGAAAAGATGGGGGGTTGGATACGTCTTAGCAGTAACACGATCCAAGGGATTGGGCGCTCTCTTCATGTTTGGTCTGCACTTAGTGGTTCCAAATACATGGGTCTTGGCACAGAAACCAAGTTCTATATAGAAGAAGGCGGTAGTTACAACGACGTAACGCCGATTCGTGCTACAACCACTCTGGGAACAAATCCGCTTAAAACGGGTACTTCAGGCACAGGAACCATGACCGTTACTGCACCAGCACATGGCGCAGTGAATGGAGATTTTGTGATCTTGAGTGGAGCCACTACCACGGATGGAATTACGGCGGCTCAAATAAACACAGAGCATAGAATAACTCTTATAGATTCTAATAGCTATTCGATATCGACTTCGGGGTCTGCTTCTTCGGGATCAACTTCGGGCGGTGGTTCTTCGGTTGTGGCTGAGTATCAAATAAACACCGGTTTGGATACCGTGGTTACGGGAACCGGTTTCGGTGCGGGTCTTTGGGGGGGACTTAGCACTGGTTACGCGCAGACTACGCTGAATGACAGTGGTGGCATCAGTAATTCGGACACTTCTTTTACGTTAACAAGTGCTTCCGATTTTGAAACAGCGTCCACTACTACAACCGCAAATCTTACTGCTTCAAGTTCCACAATAGCCGGTTCCAGTACAACGGGTTTCCCTAGCAAAGGAACGATAAAGATAGGTAGCGAGAATATCCGTTACGGGACCAACGTAGGCAACGTGTTTGGAGATTTGACTCGGGGAGAGGACGGAACTACGGCAGCAAGTTCTTCTAGCGGGGCTACCATAACCTTTGTTGGACTTGTCTTAATTGATGACGAATTGCTTCAATATACGGGTAAATCTTCTAATACTATAGACGCGGGAGTTGCCCGGGGAGCGCGAGGAACAACAGCAACGGCTCACGACGATGGCGTAAATGTTAAGGAAGCCAACGATTTTGTGGGGTGGGGAGAGTCCTCTGCCACCGCTGCTGAAAGTGGGTCAAACATACGTCTATGGAGCCAGGACAACTGGGGCGAAGATCTTGCCTTTAATGTGTATGACGGCGCTCCTTATTACTGGGACAAGACCCTTGGTCTTGCAAACAGAGCCACAACTTTTGCTTCCCAATCGGGGGCTTCAGATGCTCCCACAATTGCTCGTAGGCTGATGGTTTCTGGAGCAGACCGCCACATTGTCTGTTTTGGGTGCAACCCGATAAATGAAACGGCTCAGGATTTGTTAATGATCCGTTGGTCCGACCAAGAAAGCCCGTTTGATTGGACTCCGACAGCGACTAATACGGCGGGCTCCCAAAGAATTTCTTCCGGCTCTCGTATAATATCGGCCCAGAAAACGCGGCAAGAAATGCTTGTTTGGACAGATATATCCCTTTATGCCATGAGATTTGTGGGCCCCCCGTTTACTTTTAGTGTCAGCATGTTGGCAAACAACGTGTCTATAATAGGGCCAAATGCGGTCACCACGGTTGGTGACAAAGTGTTTTGGATGGATCGTGAAAACTTTTATGTCTACACGGGCCGTCTTCAAGTTATCCCATGTACCTTACTTCGGTACGTCTTTGATGACATAAACTTAGAGCAGAATTTTAAATGTTTTGCTGCTTCAAATAGAATGTTCGATGAAGTGTTTTGGTTTTATCCAAGTTCTGACTCAAGAGAAATAGACCGTTACGTTAAGTTTAACTTTACGGAAAACACTTGGGATCTCGGAACTTTATCTCGGACGGCATGGGTAGATTATGGGATTCACGACAACCCCAGAGCATCCGGACAGGCCAGCGATGTAAATTACATCTATGTGCATGAAAGTGGCGACGACGACGACGGCTCACCAATGACCTCCTTTATTGAGTCTGCTGACTTTGATTTGGGGGACGGTGAGCAGTTTATGTTTGTGGATCGACTGATACCCGACATTGACATTACCAGTAGTGATGCAGAAGCTTCGGTAAATTACGTTTTGAAAACGCGAAATTATCCAGGGGACAGTCTATCCACCAATTCCACAAACGCCGTTAAATCTACAACGCAACAGGCTTTCCTGCGTAGTCGTTCACGTCAAGCGGCATTGCGGATTGAAAGCGACACGACCGATATAACATGGACCTTGGGAGATTTGCGCTTGGGGGTCCGCCCGGACGGAAGACGGTAATGGCTAAACTTCTGGATCATGCAATGCCCATGGCTCCCGATCAGTATGATGCGGACACTTTTGTAAGGATTCTACGGGATCTTGAAATGGCTCTGACAAAAATGGATTTTCCTTCTGTAGTAAGCGGGGAAGATGACACCAACGGCGTAGCGTGGTTCATGGAATAATGGCTTCCGCATACAAAAACATAGCCGTTTTGGTGGGTTCTACCGGGGACGTTACCGTGTATACGTGCCCAAGCGCCACTCAAGCCCTTGTTAAAAACATAAATTTGTATAACAGCCATTCTGGAACTATAGTAGTATACCCTAAAATTACCGACAGTTCCGCTTCTGTAACGGTTACGTTAGAAAAGAACAGCATAGGAACTCTCGCAGACGTGTCCTTAGCGGGCCCTTTTGTTTTAGAGGCCAGCGACACGCTCATTTTTAACTGTGATACGGCGTCGAAGATCTATGTCTTTGCCAGTGTTTTGGAGCTTTCTTGATGTTACAACAAACTCACCACACACTAGATAACGGCATAGGTTCCTTTCAAGACGCTTCGCCTGACTATGAACTAGCGCCCGTAGGTCTTGGTTCTTTTCAAGGGCAGGCTCAAAAATTGGCGGATTTCGGGCGCAATGGCGACATTTATGTGGTTCACGCCGCTGAAGGGGAAACCGTTGTTCCCATGGAAGTTTTCGACGCCAACCCAAAGGTGAAAGAACTTCTTTTCGGTCAGATGCGTGAAATGGGCCTTGACCCACAAGAATTTATTGTTGGTAACGAACTAAATAGCATTAACCCTGTTACGGGTATGCCGGAGTTTTTCTTCAAGAGCGTTTTCCGGTCCGTCAAGAAGGCCGTCAAGAAGATCGTCAAAGTCGTCAAAAAAGCTGCGCCAATTGTTCTTCCAATTGCAGCGTCTATGTTTGGCGTACCTTTTTTAGGAATCCCCGCCGGTTCTTTTGCCGCTAGTTTTCTGGGCAGCGGTATTGGCACTCTCGTAGGGGGTGGTTCTATAAAAGATGCTTTTAAATCTGCTATTATAGGCGGGGGTATGGCTTCTCTAGGTGCGGGTCTCAGGGGGGCTCTTTCTAGCACCGGCACGTTTATGGGAGGCTTGGAAGGTTCCTTTACGGGACTGACGCCGGTCTATAATCCGGGCGACTTTACCTCACCCATTGGATACCAAGTAGGTGCAATACCAACGTGGGGCACGGATAGCAGCATACTCCCCGGCATAGATGCTACTGCACTAGGAAAGGGTCAAGCCGTTTCTTCGGCACAGTGGGACAAGATTCTTGGCGGTGATGTCGTAGGAGGAGTTACTGGTGAGGGGTCATTGTTTGGTCCCGAACCCACGAAGGACTCTCTCGGTTTTGTTCCGATTAAGCCGACGGGCTCCGTTACGCCAAATCTTAGTCCCAATGCAGCAGCTATACAACGAGCGGCACAGGGCGTTGGGGCGGGCACTCCCGTACAATATCCGCCCGCCGCGTTTTCCGGGGCCGACCTTTCCCCGGGCGACCTTTCCTCTAGGATCACTAATGCTGTCGACATTCAAAAAGCTTTTGTCCCGGGGGCCCGTGAACTCACAGCTTTGGAAACAGGTCTGCAATACTCACCTTTTGCAAAATCCATTCACGAAGTGCCGGGACAGGCGGGTCAGTATCTTGTAGGAGAACCGGCCCAACGGGCTGCTAGTCGCGTTGCGTCTTTAGCTAAGGCGCAGGACATTTTAGGTCCTAACGCAACTGTTGTGGACGCTTTAAAAGCAGGCGATGTTGTTGCTAAAGAAGTAATAAGTGCAGGCAAACGAGCCGCTGCCGCTACAATGCCCGGAGTGGCTCAAAAGTACGGCCCAACATTAGCTCTTGGGGCGGGGGCCGCGTACCTTGGTGGCGCGTTCGATCCCCCAGAAGAAGTGCCGCAGCCCACCCAGAAAGACCTTAACCTTGTTGCAGACCTTGGTCCCACAGGTCCTGACCTTTACAAAAAAAATCGGGAAAAGTACGATGTGGCTCAACTTAGCCCCACTCGGTTTGTTCCTAGTGGTACGCCACTAATTCCAACCACCTTCCCGGCCCTACAGGGTTCTGAGGGTGGAATGGCCGAATTTCCGCGCAGACAGATGCTGGTCGAAGGGCCGGGGACAGAAACCTCAGACGACATCCCGGCCATGCTTTCAGACGGTGAGTTTGTAATGAACGCCAGATCGGTACGCGGGGCTGACCCGTCAGGCAACGGGGATCGTTATGCAGGGGCTAAAAATCTCTACGACATGATGCGTAACTTTGAAATGAGGGCGTAATCATGGTTGAGAGAACAGTCCAAGAACAAATTGTCCGCGAAGCCCCGGAAATTGAAGCCCTAAAATTGGGCTTGATCAAGTCTGCAAAAGGTCTCTCTGATACGGCAATTCAGCTTCCTGAACAACAGATTGCAGGTTTTACTGGTTTACAGACGCAAGCCCAGACTGCGGCCCAACGGGCCGGTGGTATCGGCGGCTACGAACCTTTGTTGACAACCGGCGCGGGCACCCTGGGAACGGGACTTGGCACCCTGGGAACGGGACTTGGCACCCTGGCTCAAGCTCAAGCTCCCATAACCTCCGCCCAGCAGGCAATTGCCGGAAGCGGCCAGTTGTTTGCGCCTACAGACCTGTCGGCTTACACCAACCCTTATCAACAACAAGTTATCGACAGGACCATTGCCGAAATAAACCGGCAAGGAGACTTGGCCCGCAACCAGCTTGCGGCACAGGGCGTTGGGGCGCGCGCTCTTGGTGG